ATATCAAGTATACCTTTATCGGGATTTTCCCCCAGTTGGTGATAAACAACAAATTCAATGTCTTGAACTATATCATCTGCGAGGCTTTGGGAATTATCTTGTCCATATATGTATGCTCTTATAGTAACGTCTAATGTGGCTACCGTCAAATTTTTTGAATTAAAATCTCTATTTTCGGTTCCAGCAGATAGGTAAAGTGATGGAAAATCATTTACTTCATCAATAAATCTGATTCCCCTACTGACGTTATTAAAAACATTTAAATTATATGTATAGTTAGTACCGCCAACAGCTTGTCCATTAATCTCTTTTAACTTATCCACTAAAAGCGCTACTATCTCTTTTCTTCTAGATGCCATTAGTTAGCCCTTACTATTAAAAAATTACGTGCAAATACTGCAGCAACTACTTGCCTAATAGCAGTAACAGTTTGCTCACCAGGAGTATACCCATAAGATTCTAATGATCTGTATAAAGGATTTATAGTATAGCTTATTAGACTTTTTCTATAGTTAGGAAAAACTTGTACGCTACTAATAAAACGGCCTGATCTATTTTTTAAATCAGGAGGATTAGGAATTCCTGTTGTATCCATAGACTCAGTAAGTCTTTTTTGTACAAGCGCAGATAGTGCAACTCCTGATATAAAAGATTGAGCTGGTGACTGGTTTGTTTTATTTTTCTTTTTAGGCGGCGTAATATTAATGGTAGACATGGGAATACTACCGCCGGTAGGTATATCTATACTCAGCTGGGCGCCTTTATTACCAGATCTTGATCCTACTTTTAATGTTCTCTTAGGTTTTCCAGTAAATTTTTTTTTAAGATTTTTTTCAAAATCTTTATTCATTTCAGTTCCGAGTTCGTTTTTTAGCTGGCTTAATAGATTCTTTTCAAAACTGTCACTTAATGCGACCGCTATTTTTAAAGAATTTTTTTCAGGATTTGCTAAAAATCTACTTACATTATCAATGCTTGCTTTGAAAGGAGGAACTTTAAACTTATTATAAGGAAAAAGAAGAGTTGTAGCCTCTATCCTGCGTTCTCCATTAACAGTTATCATTTTAGTCAAAGTTAGTGCTGAAGACTTATTATAAAACATTTGCCCAGCTGGAGTTTTTTTCAAAGCTTCTAATAGTTTTTTACCACCACCGCCTTGTGCATTTCTCAGACTATCAACACGTTTTGGAGTATTTATTTTTGTTCCTGTTTCTTCTAAAGCTGTTAATCTATCTTGACTTTTTTTCCTTGTGCCTCCAGCAGTAATCTCACCTATTTGAACACCTTTATCAGTATCTTTTCGTGATAATTTAAGTTCTAGACCTGTCTCTAGTAATCCTCCTGCAGAATTTCCTTTGTTGACTTCGTTAAATCTTTCTCCAAATATTTGTCTAAAAAACCCTTTAGGATTGTCTGTATCTTCGTAAAATACATCTTTTGCAAGAGTCTTACTACCCCCTCTAACTGAGGCACCAGTTTGTGTTGCTAAAAGTTTTTCTACATTAAACTGAAACGACTGAGCTACCCCATCATATAAATTGGGATTTCTAATTAGTGCGGCATATTGATCAAACTCTTTAGTATTTGTTTTATTCTCTACTAAATAAGTTTTAAAAGCTACTATATTTTTACTATTATAAAGAGATCTTCGAGGAGTTTTCATTACTCAATAATCCTATATAAATCTAATATACGTTTGATATGTGGAGGAAAACTTGCAGCTAGGGGATATTTATCACCACGCTCGCCCTCAAGAGAGAATCCTTTTTTCTCTTGGTCTTGTTTATAAATTAGTTTAACAGTATCTAGCACTGCCATTTTAATATCTGATGGTACATCAGCAGTTTCATAGCCACCACGATATTCAACTCTAACCCCAGAAGGAAAAGGGGCAAAAGAAGGAGGACCACTTAAAGTCATAGCAGGATAGGAGCTACGCACTACAGGATAAGTTCCTCTAGTAGATAAATTACCAGTATCTTTTGTAATTTCTCCCATGTCTTTAGTAAAAGTATATTGACTAGAAGCATTATGATCATCTGTTGCTTGAGTAGTTTTATTAGCGCCATCAAAATGAAATAAACTTATAGTATCATTATCAGGAGCAAGTCTTTGATTAGAAGGGGTAAAAGCAGCTTTATACCTTGCACTATCAGATATTCTTAGTTCATCCATATAACCTACAAGATTTTCTCCTATTAGTACATTACTAGTAAAACTATTATTACTAGCAGCAAAACTAACATTTTGTATTAAATTACCATTTCTAAATAGTCTCATTTTCTGCGCTTGATTGTCAAAAGAAGCTGCTACATGCATAAATTCTCTAGGAGCATAATTAGAAGTAGTTCTACCTGCTTCAGGCTCTCCTAATGCTGTAATACTCGATCCACCTCTTCTCGAAGTAATAGATAGTGCATTAGCTGCAGCAAATTTAAACTCTAAATAATTAGTGGAATCATCATATATAGTAAATATATTATTAGCACCTATACTAGTAGTATCTTGTCTAATATATGCTTCTATAGTAAAATCACCATCCTCAAATTGAAAACTATTAGGAACTGTTGTGGCTTCTAAATTATCTGTTGCGGCAACAAATTGTACGGAAGATTTACCAAAACGTTTTACTCTGGTATTAATATGAGCTTGACCATTAAAAGATACAGATAAGGATTCTCCTTCTGTAGATAGTGGTCTACCTATAGATGTAGGATCTTTAAGCACTATATCATCATTACCATCATATTCAGAAACTAAATACACATTACTTAGTGGTAGTCTAGAAGTCATAACAGAAGTTTTACCTCCATCAAAGATTTCTACATAATCATTAGCTAATATTTCTTGACCTATATAGTGCTCTACCATACCAGTAGCATAAGTAATAGCATTTGTTATACGAGTATCTTGTGTATCGCTAGATATAGATAAGTAATTTTTAACGTCAGCTAAAGTGACAAACGGATACTTACCTAGATTTTGTTGTAGTCTGTCTACCATAATGTGTCCTTTCTAGTATTAAACTAGTTATATTTTTTTAACAGGTGCTACAACAACTTTTTTAACAGGAGCAGCTGATACTTTTGTTTTCTTTGTTTGCTCTAAAGTTTTAGGAGTGCCTAAAATAGATGCTGGGAGAGGTATTCCTTCATCCCATTTAGCAGCTAGTTGTTGTGCCTGATAATTACCCCAACCATGTCTATGAAGCCATGTTACGACTTCTTCTTTTGTTTTAATATAATCTGGAATTATAGATATATCCATTTTTTTACCTCTTTAAACATAGAAGGGGAGGCTGACCGCCTCCCCCAATTTTCGTATAACAATGTTAACTTAAACTTAGTTATTAACGTTACATGCGTAAGAATACTTAGTAGTATCCAGAGCAGCAGAAGCGTTAGTAGTAAGCGCTTTAAAATCAAAACGAGTTGACATATACATCGCAGTTACCTGCTGACGTGGTTCATACTCAGATTCAATTTCAATACCGCGACGTTCTGCGATCATAAAGCCTGGCTTATAGATGAGAACACCCTGATGACTACCTACAGCACCTTTAGTATCCATAAACTCAGAGATAGCAACTGGGATACCGTATACAGCACCAACTGAACCTGTGAGATATGTAGCATTAGCACCAAAGTTATCAACAGTTCTGAAATCACTATTTGATACCAGAGCATTGTAACCTTCAATTGAAGTAACAAATACAAGATCGTTACCTAATTGTAGACCATACTTACCTAATACTGAGCGAGCAGCAGCAATATTAGCAGGAGTAATATCAGCGTTAAGACCGTTAGCAGCAGCAGCAAGACCTGCAGAAGCGGCTTGAGTAACAACACCAGTAATTACAGAAGGATTAGATCCACCACGAGTAATTGCAGCAGCAGGATTGGCATTAAAGCCAGCAACAGCACCGGAACCACGAAGGATAGATTTATCAATAGACCGTGCGAGACGACGAGTTGCTGCAGCACGCAGGAAGTCGATAAGAGGAAGAACTGTATCTTCTTCTTCGTCTTTTGCAAGGTGAGTAGTAGCCATGAATTTATGGGGAGTAAAGTCTACAGACTTAATTACATTCTGGTTACTAGTAGGAACGTTTGCCTGATCATTAATGCCTGTAGCAAAAGTTCCAGACTGGAACATTGCGACATCACCATCAGTATCTTCATCAGCAACTGGTACTCTGAAGTTACGGGCATCTACCGTCATACGGTTAAACATAGGAGCAATAATAAGTTGCTGCTCCATTTCAGTATAGATGTTGCTTGAGAAGTTACTCAAGAACTGATCTACAGTAGTAACGGCTTTCATGCGCGAACCTAAGTTGGTATCGAACACATCACGCTTGTTGAGCATTTTAGAAAGCATAACAGCGTTAGCCATTTCTTTCTCGCTAAACTGCGATTGAGCAGTGCTACGTGAGTTTTCTTGGAATTGCATTTTAGAAGTTTGCAACGCCTTAATCTCATCTTGGTACTTAACCATTTGAGATTTGAGTTCTGCTAGTTCTTCGCTTGCAGCTTTTGCAGCAATAGCAGCTTTTTCTTGTGCGTCTGACTCTTTAATAATAGCTTCGCCAGTTTTTTCAACTAGTTGGGCAACTTGAGGCTCAGACACGGTTGCGACAGGTGCCGCCTTAGTCTCGATATTAGCCTCTTCTTTGAGGGTTTCGAGATTAATTGTATCTACGACTTGATCAGCCATGGGTTCATTCTCCTTATCAGAATTATTGTGAAGCTCTTTAGTCAGACTTTCGTTAGAATCCTTGTCTTCACCGATTTGTGTTTTGGTTTCGACTGGTGAAGAAAGTTCGTCTGCATTCACATTAAGAACATTATCACAGTCTTTTCCATTAGAGTCAATCTCTAAAAACTTAAAGATTGGGCTTTGGGCGGTTGCGAGTTTAACTACCCTAAACATTTTTTCGTTATAGTTTACTAAATCATTGTGTTGAAGATTTTCAGTGTCTACTGACAGTAAATTAATCATTGGAATTTCTTCGTCAGCATCTCTGATAACGAGTTCTTCTTCCTCTTCTTCTTTTACTTCAATTTCTTCTGATTTTTCTTCAATATCAGATTCAGCTTTTACTTCAATTGACTCTTCGACTGCGTCTTCAGTAACATCGGTTTTGATTTCCACCTCTAATTCAGTCTTTTCGTCAATATCTTCAATAGTGTCTTTTGCTTGAGACATTGCTTCCTCCTCTGTTGGAGATAGAGGACGTTCACTTACAATTTCCTCTGACTCCATGTTAAGAATGGGCACACCCATCATAGTAATATCGTGCGTATGCGGAGGTTCCCCAGCACTTAGCACGGCACCGTTGAGGATGCGGTGTGCATGATTAGACATATGAGAGGCATAAGTAGTCACCCCATTATCGCTTGCATCTAATTCAACAGTATGATAATGACCACCAACTACACTGGTAATACCAGCAGTAACTTCGTTCATCATCTTTTGTTCATCGTGAGATACATCAGCATCTATTGATGTAACAAATTCTTTATAATCTTGGTCATTATCAAAACTTTTACGTATTGAAAATAGTGAGTCTTGATTACATGGAACACTAACTACAGATATTTCTAAAAGTTCTACATCTGTAATAGTCATAGAGTCATCTTCTCTATTATATTTACCATCTTTAACTCTAAAGCCTACTGAGAAACTTTTTAAAGCTCCATCTTTGATTAGGGTTTGTACTCCATGAAGCTTTTCAGCAGCTTCACTTACGGAACCTTCAACAAATATACCTTTTTTATCAACTTGAATCTTATCAATACGCCCAATAGGAGTATCATGTTTATGTTGATAAAGCATTACAGGATTTCTTCTAAAATTTTCTACGCCTTTAGCCCATGCTTCAGCAGTGACAACGTCACCAGAACGATCTTTAGCAGTGGTATTAGCATATCCAGCAATTTTAAGAGATTTTGATCCTTTTTTTAAGGCTTTTGTTTCGAAGGAACTGTTTAGATATAATGTTTTATTCGTCATTTGTTGCTTCCTCGACTGTAGAATCCCCTTCAACGGGTCTTCCACCTTGTGTAGCGTCTGTTGCACTACCTGTTATATTTTGTGGTACTCTTATAGTATCATTATCTTCTAATTTTGGAAATTTTAATCCCTCACGAGCCTCATTTGGGGTTATGATTCCTGTATTAACCAGAGTAGAATAATAAATAGCTTGTGTTCTATTATCTGGTTGTAGTGCCGGAACTACAAGTCTATCAGGACGAATAGTAACACCATTATTAAAGAAATGTGAAAAGGCACTTCCAAACTGATTTAACATAGGAAGTATAGTCTGTAAATAAAATAATTTTTGATTTGCATCTATATTAGCATTATTACCTGATTTAAGTAGGACATATGGAACACCTAAAGCTTTAGCCATATCCATCTGTATACGCTCTATAGAATTTTCAAAATCTAGTTTATCAAAACTTACAGCAGAAAAGGGATCAATCTTAAGTCCTCCATCTAAAATAGCTGGATTACGTGCGCCATCAAAAATAGTATTATAAGTAGAGCGCCAAGACTCAAGTAATCTTTGTTTTACTCTTTGTGAGAGTATATTATCTGTAGACAATACAAAACCTGGAAGAGCATTATTCTTAAAGAACTGTCTTTGAAACTTAATCATATAGTAGTAAAGTTCCATTAACTTAAGTAGGGATTTAAGTTTAGAAGTACCTCTAAAAATAGATTCATCATTTTCAGCCATTACATGTATAATTTCTTCAGGAGCAAACTGAATAGCATCTGCTTTCCTAGTTTGTTTTCTACCAGTAAAAAAGTTATCAGATGCTTGTTGATTAGCTATCAAATAGTTGTAATGATTTACAAAAGTAACAGGATCAGGTACTACTTCTACATCGTTTGCAGGTAGTAAATAAATATCATTACCATCATAATAAAAGAAAGCATTACCATCTAACATAAAATCTAAAAAAGCTCTTCTAAAGAATCTTACTCTGTCTTCAAAAGGATTAGGTTTTATATTTAGTAATCTATTAACTTTTTTAGCAGGACTATTACCCTCAACTATAAAAGGTATTTCAACACATGAGTTTATAATCATCTCAACAGAACGATGAACAACTTCAATTTCTCTATAAGCTTGTTCAAAATCTACAATTGTTTCTGGAGAAGCATAAGGCGATAAAGCAGCAATAGATGGCTGTGCTGGATTAAGCTTTTCAGCTATCCATTCTCTAAATCCCATTTTATTATCTGCCATTTTTTGTCCTTTGTATGTCTAACCAATTTTTAATTTTAGGTGCTAAATGGTTAGAGTAAGTCTGTCCGTATAGTGAGTGTAGCTGTTTATGATGTTTAGAGCATAGAGTAAATAAATTTTTATGACTCAAATCATCTTCACAATCTTTTGCAAAAATAACTCTTAATTCTTTAATTTTTTCAACACTATCTACTTCTTTTATGCTGTTCTTAGCACACCATTTACCAAACAATTCACTTACACTGTATAAATGATGTAGCTCTAATTTAGTTTTACTACTACAGATATAGCAATCTTCTCTAGTTTTGTAATCTTTCTTAATATAGTCTCGTATATACTTAATTGGAAATCTTTTTAAATCGCTCAATTACACTCCACCTCATATCATAATGCTTTGTATCAGTATTCAATCCTACATCATCTTCTGGTAAGTTTAACACTTTCCCACCAACTGTGTCAAGATATTTTAAATTTAAATACTTCTTAAGTAAATAAGATACTATTATGTCATCTCCACGCTTAGGATAACCTATTTTATCTATATCTTTTTTTAATAAATCTAAAGCAGATTGTTTAATTAAAGTTATAGCCCCCGCTATAAAGTCTACTTTAGCATTCTCATTCCAATGGTCAGTTAATTCTTGATATGAATTAGCAGATTCTACTCCTGATTTTCCATAAACACCAACTATAGGTAATTGTTTATCATACATTTTTTTAACTAAAGAGGGATGAGGCATTAGATCATCATCTACTATTAGCTTATAAGGTTCGTCATATTCAAAACAACGCACCCATCTTTCCATGCATAACCAGTTTTTTTCATTATTTATAACATCTATGCCATCACCTAGATAAGGAAAAGGATTATCAGGATTATTATTAACTATAGTAACAGGCATAATAGTTTTATAAGTTCTAGCTATATTGTCTACATTGTCTGGTCTTTTGTAGTTTAATATTATTAATCTTATATTATCCATAAATAGATACACCACTCATTTTAGAATGAGTATATATAGCATATCTTACAGAATCACTAGGATGAGAAGTCCAATCATGAATTGGTTTAGGATTTTCTGTATTAGGATTCCATCTATAAGAGCTCATAGCAGAATAAGTGTGTTTTCCTCCCATAGTATCAAAATACAAATTGTCATTTTCTATTAAAGACTGTAAACAAGCTATACCGTCATTAACAGACTTAATAGCATTTTCACAATATATATCATAGTCATAAGCAAAATCAGCTTTTACTTGTTGAGCTGCTGAATCTATGTATATAGTTTCTATGTTCCACCTATCTATTTGTTCTTGTATTGCACCAGCTAACTCAGAAGTAGTAGATTCTTTTGAAATATATTCATCTAGTATATAATATGATTCACCATCATATCCTATAACAACAAATACATTCTCATCTCTATACCCAACATCGAGTCCTGCAATAATCTCTGAGTATCTATTTTCTGCATAATCATCAATATGTTTTGTTTCATCTAAATACTCATATATCTGTGCTTCTGTGGTAGTCCACTCACACTCATATTCCTGGGCAAAAAGTGCTCTTGTAGAGGTTCTTTTAGCTTCCATAACATCTTTTTCAGATAGTAAAGGATTAGCTCTCCAAGTATGTATAGAAGATCCCCATTCATCATACTCATCATCTTTTCCTCTCATAAAATATTCGTATAAATAGTTACCTTTACCACGTGGAGTAGAGATCCATAAACATCTAGAATTATTAAAGGTAGACAATGCAGGACGTAAATCACGAGTAAAATATTCATCATGAGGTATAATCGCGGCTTCATCTACAATTAGTAAATTAGCAGCACGACCAACTAACGAGTCTCTATTATTAGCTGATAATAATCTAAAAATAGATCCATTGATAAGTTTAACTACTTTATCTTTCTGATTAAACTTATCAACCTCAAGTTCCATACTTTTAATTAAATCAGTAACATAGTCCCAAATAATAGAAGATAGTGAAAAGTTAGGAGCAACTACCATAACCTGTTGACCAGGTTCTAGTAACTTAGCAAACGCAATTATAGCAGCAGAATAAGATTTTCCAGTACGGCGAGCAGCTACATGCACAAAAAATCTATTTTCTTCTAGACCTTGTAACATAGCTTTTTGAGACTCATTAAAAACTACATTTTGTGGTAGTCTACTGCATAACTTATCTACATTAATCTTAAAAAATTTATCGTTCATTTAGGTAACATATTATATAGTACAGAAAATACAGTTATTAATCCGGCTACAACTCCACCAAACCACAGTAAGGTGTGTAAAGAAGTTTTACCTTTAATAGCAAGCTCACTTACATCATTTAGTTTATTATGGATTACTTTTAATTCTCTAGATATATCATTCATATTCTCCATAATAATCTTATGCCTTACTTCACACACTGCTTCGTGCGAAGAAATATTCGCTTTGTTAGTTTGAGAACGTTCATGTAGAATATCTAGTTCTGCCTGCACTTGGTCTAACTCTCTTATATTATCTGGCATAATTACTCCGCATAGTGTTGCTATACTTTTTATTTTAATTACTCAGCATAGTACTCATGTCCTGCGTACCATGCAGCAATTGTATATCTATTTAATTTTGTAACTTCTTTTACACCGTGTGTATAATTGTCATTAGATGGAAAAATAACTAACGAACCTTGTTTTGGTTTTATTTCAATATCAAAACCAGGAAAATATATTTCTCCACCTTCATAATCGTCATTTATGTAAAAAATTGCAGAGTATGTTCTATAGTTAGTTGGATGCTCTACTCCTTTTTGATCTTCTAAACCATTGCCTTTAGTCCAAGAGTTATCAGAGTGTACGCTCATGCTATCTCCAGGAAACCATCGTACTAATTCTGTATTCTCAGGATAACTATATTCTCCATAGTAGTCTATAATTTCTTTCTGAGCAATAAATCTTGCTATATTTAAAACTCTTTCTGTTTGTCCAAAAGGATCTGGCATGCTTCTATGTAAGTTTTTATAAGGTATTGTCTTATCTTTAAACATACCTATAACTTGATTATCATTAATAAAAGCAGCTGGATTAGTATCAGCAACATTATACAACCATGTACAAGTATCTTTATTCAAAGCATCTACAATTTCTACAGGAGGTTTAAGCATAGTATTTTCTATTATAAATTGGCTGGATGTGATATACCTGGTATATTACCTGATACTATAGGTGCTTCTTCTGCATCATCGTTTGATCTAGCAAATGAATCATGAAGTTGTTGAATAAAAGTAGCGCGATCTGCGTCAAAATAAAACTCAGCAGTAAGAGGTACTTCTATTCTAGAACCATCTTTTCTCATAAAATAACGAGATACACTACCATCTGTCATTCCATCTTCAATCACTTTAGTAATAGCTTTCTTAAAAGTTTGTCCTTGTAGTCTGTATTGTACTTTATACATTGTTAACATTTTTTCCCCCATTAACAGTTATGTTTTAATTATATAATTAACAACACTACTTGGCAAGGTTGTAGTTAAAGCAGGAATGCTCAATGCAGGTACTGTAAGAGCAGGAATAGATAGTCCAGGCACAGCTAATGCAGGAACTGTGTGCGTATGTCCTGCTACAGAAAGTGAAGGAACAGATAGACCAGGAACAGATAAACCTGGAACAGATAGTCCAGGAACTGCGTGATTGTGGCTTGCTACCGAAAGTGAAGGAATAGATAAACCAGGAACTGAGAGTCCTGGTACAGAGTGTGTATGTGCAGCATTTACGTTGTCAGTTAGAGCAGTACCAGTTGCAGAGTCTTTTGCTGATGTAGCAAAAGTTCCTGTTGTATTTGTTCTACCTGCAGTAGTAGATCCAGTAGTACCTGTGCCTGTTGTACCAGTACCAGTAGTACCTGTACCTGTTGTAGAAGTTCTACTACCAGAAGTTGCGGTACCAGTTGTGCCTGTACCTGTCGTACCTGTGCCAGTAGTACCTGTGCCTGTTGTAGAAGCAGTACTACCAGAAGTACCAGTACCTGTATTAGCAGTACCTGTTGTGCCAGTACCAGTATTAGATGTACCGGTAGTAGATGTTGCGTTAGTAATAACACTAGATGCAGCAGCAGAACCAGTCTCAGCGCCTAAAGTGCTATTATTAGAACCTTTACCTAAGGGGACTCTATCCCTTAAATCAGGAAGACCAAAAGTAGAAGATCCATTACCTGCACCATAAGCAGTCCCGATTACTGCAAATAGTCGTGCATAAGTTGTTCTACTTACGTCAGACCCGTCACAGAGTAAAAATGCAGCTGTTGGTGCAGAAGTGCCTCCAAAAGGTAAGATAGATCCAGAGGGTAGAATTTCAAATCCACCTGCAGTAGATCCATCATGTACACGCAACCCTTCAGTTGCTGTATCATATGAGAGTTCGCCAGCAGCACCTGTAAACGAGTTATTCTGTGCGGTTGTACCTCTCCTAAGTTGTAGTGCTGTAGCCATTTATTGCTCCTTATTTTCTATTTTATAGTGTGCCGCAATCAAGAGTCCCTGTTATTGTTACATCCCCTGTGACAGCTAATTTAGCAGATCCAGGACTAATATTACCAATAGAAATATTTCCGCCAACATGTACATTACCAGTGGCAGTTCCATTACCAAGAGTAACAGTAGCGTTAGAGGCAAGCTCTAATTTATTTGTGGCATCTATTCCTAAACCGCCTAAAAATTTATCAACTTTTGTAGTCATAGTAACCTTTCTATCACATTTAACCTAACTGGTCAATATATTTCTTATAATGTACCTAAGTCTAGAGTAGCACCTGCTAGAGTAGCTTGTTTAGAATCTATTTGAGTTTGGATTGCACTAGTCACACCATCAACGTAACCAAGTTCAGTAGCAGTCACTGCTGAGGCAGTAACTTTACCAGACCCATCAGATACTAAAGCACGAGAAGCGGTTAGATTGCCTGTAGTAATTGTAGATACCGCTCCTGCAATGTTAGCAACTCTTCTAGCTTCTATAGCAGTAGCTTCTGTGACTCCAGCAGATAGCTGAGTCTGAATAGCACTTGATACGCCATCTAGATAACCTACCTCAGTTGAAGTTACAGCAGATACTGCTACTTTGCCAGATCCGTCTGATACTAAAGCTCTTGAAGCAGTTAAGTCAGCGTCATCAATAGTGGTAGCTGCTCCAGTAATGGTAGCTTGTTTAGAATCAATTTGGGTTTGAATAGCACTAGTTACACCATCAACATAACCTAACTCAGTAGCGGTAACTGCTGAAGCAGCAACTTTACCACTTCCATCTGAAACTACAGCTCTTGAAGCTGTTAAGTTTGTATCATCAATAGTAGTAGCCGCACCCGTAATGGTGGCTTGTTTAGAGTCAATCTGTGTTTGTATAGCACTAGTTACTCCGTCTAAATAACCAACTTCGGTACTAGTTACAGCAGAAATAGCAATCTTACCTGAACCGTCAGATACAACAGCTCTTGAAGCTGTTAAATTGTCTTTATAAACAGTAGATACAGCACCCGAACGGTTATCTGTAATTGCAGTATTTAAATCTGCGCCATTATATTTAACTGAGGTAGCAGTAAATTGTCCTACAGATAGATTAGCAGCTCCAGTAGGACTAATAGCAATATTAGAATCAGGATCTCTAGTTTCGGATAGTGTAAAAAACTTAGCTGACTCATCATAATAGAGAGCAGCATTACCAGAAGTACCACGATTAAAGAATATGCCAACATCTGCACTAGGAGCACCCGATACAGCATTAGCAAGCATGATAAATCTGTCTTGAATTATTTTATTTTCTGAATTAACAGTTGTGGTATCGCCATTAACTGTTAAGTTACCTGTGACAACTAAGTCATCACTCATATTTACTTGACCAGTAAATGTAGCCCCAGCTAAAGGAGCTTTTGTATTTAATTGTGTTTGTATAGCAGAGCTAACACCATCTAAATAACCAATTTCTGTAGATGTTACAACTGATACTGCTACTTTTCCTGAACCGTCAGAAACTAGAGCCCGACTCGCAGTTAAATCTGCATCATCAATAGTTGTAGCTGCACCTGTTATAGTAGCTTGTTTAGAGTCTATCTGAGTCTGTATAGCAGATGTAACTCCGTCAACATATCCTAACTCAGTAGCAGTAACAGCGGAGGCTGAAACTTTCCCACTACCGTCTGATACTAATGCTTTAGAAGCGGTTAAATTTCCAGTAGTAATAGTTGAAATGGCCCCAGCAATGTTAGCAACTCGTCTTGCCTCAATAGCTGTATCTTCAGTAGTAGTACCTTTGGTATCTAACTGAGTTTGTATAGCAGAGCTAACACCATCTAAATATCCAATCTCTGTAGCGGTAACCGCAGATACAGCTACCTTGCCTGAACCATCAGATACAACGGCTCTAGAGGCTGTAAGGTCTGCAGTAGTAATTGAAGATACTGCACCTGCTATATTAGCTACACGCTTAGTCTCAACGGCTGCGGCATTAGCGGAAACTACGTCTATATTAGCATCTAATCGTGTAAAGGTCACGAAATCATTAGAAGCACTTGCAGTGGTAGCTATCTTAGTATCTAATTGAGTTTGCACACTAGAAGTAGCATCTAAATATCCTAGTTCAGTTGACGTTACACTAGCAAGTGCAGCTACTTTACCCGACCCATCACTTACTAGCGCACGTGATGCAGTTAAATCAGCTGTGGTAATTGTAGACACGGCACCCGCTATATTAGCTACACGTCTAGCTTCTACAGCTGTAGCATTAGCTGAAACTACATCAATATTAGCGTCTAGCCTAGCAAAAGTTACAAAATCGTTAGCAGCTGAGTCAGTGGTCGCAATTTTAGTGTCAATTTGTGTTTGTATAGCACTAGTAACTCCATCAACATATCCAATCTCAGTAGCAGTGACTGCAGAAACAGCTACTTTACCTGAACCATCACTTACAAGAGCACGATCAGTGGTTAGATTACCAGTGGTAATAGTTGAAACAGCTCCAGCAATGTTTGCTACACGACGAGCTTCAATAGCGGTAGATTCTGTAACTGTAGCTGCTATATTACTTTGAACTGTATTAACATTTGCGTTTAAACGTGTAAATGTTACAAAATCATTGGCAGCAGCTACAGTAGTTCTCAGTGAAGCAATCGTAATCTTCTTGGTAGCATCAGCGTCTATATCTACAATAGGAAATACGTCTGCATCATTAGAATCAGCAGCAGATAACTCAGTGAGTTCTGTAATTTTTACGTTGGCCATGAATATATCCTTTTAGGTAGAGTTTTATTTTGTACCTTCACATTATTTATATGTATTTTTGCATACATCAACTATAATGTCAAAATCAAAAGTGTTAATCAGGAGCATTAGTGAGTATACTACGTCCATCCTGTGTTATAATGTCTAAACCCGCCTCAGTTAATAGACCGGGGAAGGTAGGAACATACATATGATTAACAAGTATACTACGTCCATCTTGCGTTATAAATTCAAGACCAGATTCAGTTAAAAGACCTTGGGTATTGTCTACAAGATTTTGATTAGTAACAATGGGCTGGCCCGACTGAGTTAAGAGTTGTATATTATCTTGGGTGGTAATATTTTGAAGCTGAGGTACGACCAATTGGTTAAGTTCAAATCCCCGACCATCTTGAGTTAGTAAAAACAGTTCATCTTCGGTAATAAGATTACCAATAAATTTACTTTGTGAGACTAAACGTCTACGGAAGTTGCGTCCACCAGAAACACTTAGCCTAAGACGTAGAGCCATTAGTTACGCTCAGATATGTACAGTACGCCATCTGCTGTATCCCTAATAACTGCTATGAATCGTTCGTCTGCTGTACCAAATAAGATGCCAGTTGAGATGTCATAAGTTTGTAGTTCAGGAAGATAGTGGGAAGTTGATGTGGAAGCTGTTACAGTTGAAT